TAAGTATGGAGAGTGGTTTATTATCTATTAAAGATGCTGATAATTTGACAGCAATAGAGGTCAAGGAAGCATCAGAGATAGAAGAGATAGCACAAATGCTAGAAAATGGCACACTCGATTACGACACAGTTTGTCTGGATAGTATTACCGAGATGTCAGAGATTTTGTTATCTCAAGAAAAGGCAAAATCAAAAGATCCACGCAGAGCATACGGAGAGGTAATCGAAGTAATGATTAAAACTATGCGTAGGTTTAGAGATTTACCAATTCACGTTATATTCATCGCTAAACAAGCAAGGGAGCGTGATGAAGCTACTGGTATGTTCCATTATCAGCCGATGATGGTAGGTGCTAAGTTGCCAACTCAAATACCTTACTTTTTTGATGAGGTGTTATGTTTAAGAACTTTTGATGACGAAAACGAAGAAGGCAAAAAAATTGTCAGTCGTTGGTTTCAAACAAGAGTTGGACAAAACTACACAGCAAAGGATCGGAGTGGGAAGTTAGAAGAGTTTGAAGCACCTAACTTAACCGATATTATTAACAAACTAGGATTTGCATCAGGGGGTGCGTCATGAGTGATTTTGAAGGACTAGATATAAATTTGGAAGAAACAGAAAGCGGTTCATTTATACCAGAGGGCGATTACCCTTGTATTATAAATAAGGCTGAAAGAAAGACTTCTAAAACAGGTAACGATTACATAAATGTAGAACTATCAGTAACTGGCGAGAAATACGCAGGTTGGCAAGTAAGAAAAATCTTTTCTCTTTGGTATCAACATGCTGATCCACAAAAAGAAAGTGAAATCAGAGGTTACGCTAAAAATGATTTTGCAAGATTGATAAGAGCATGTGGCATGTCAGAATTACCTAAAAAATTTATTGAATTTGAAGGTAAAGAAGTAATGTGCGCACTGGTAGTTAAGGAAGCGGATGAAGATTCGGAATATGGGCCAAGCAACGAAGTGAGGTCATTTAGGAAGTTAGAAACGATGACTCCACCAAAAGCTGCAGGTCTACCACCGAGCATGTCAAACGACAAAGAAGAGAAGGAAGATGATAAAGGGGCAAAACCACCTTCTTTATAAATCCACACGGCTTGCTAGGAGTCGAAAGAGATACGTGTTTCTCCATACCCTAAATCATCACACTATCTCAACCTAGCAGATGTACCTTATAGCTAGAAAAGGCATCTCCTATAGCCTTTATTGAGCAACCTTGGTGCAGTTGTCTAGCAAGACGCACCTTTTTTTATAATTATGAATTTAGAAATAAAATACGCAGAAAAGAAAGATTTGAAATTTGTTGATTTCTTACAAAAGAAAAACGCGAGGGATCTTTCTTTTTATCCTCTATCAATTTTAGAAAGAGAAACAAATAATCAAAGAATACTTCTTGCACT